TACGGGCAGGTAAAGGCGGGGCGCAAAATTGCCGTACTCGGCAAGGGCACAAGTTTTGAGGCGTTAAGTTTCAATCCCGATGTGGTAAAACTTTTTGAACTGAAACGCTGGAACCTCTACACTATTTTAGCCAAATTCGGAATCCCCCCTCGTGTCGCAAACATTTCTGACAAGTCAACGGCGTTAAGCGGCAAGGACACCAAAGAGCAGCACTCGGCGTTTTGGCAGTATACGCTTATTCCCCTGTTACGCCAATTTGAGCAAATTCTTGAGAGCAATTTTTTTATGCGTTTCGGGTTAAAAGAAACCGGGCGTTTTGATCTTTGGGATATTCCCGAACTGCAAGAAAATGAGGACGCGCAAAGTAAAAGGGATATTGCGGAAATACAGGCCGGTATCAAAACAATAAACGATGTTCTTTTGGAACGGGGCAAGGAAACAAAACCCTGGGGCGATGTGTGGTATCGTCCGCAAAACATGATCCCTACTTCCGGCTGTGCGCCGACAGGCGGCAGGGGTGAATAATGTCAGGGGGTACGCTGGTGGTTAGCAGGGAGGTTAATAATCACTCGTATTATAAAAAGCGGCTTGAGGGCTTGGGCTTTCCCGATGTTATCCCGACCGCTCTGGAAAGAGACGCTCTTAATTCGCTTATCCGCGCTATGAACCCAAAAGTTTTATTGATGGACGCGCGGTTTTATCAATGCTGTACGCCGTTTTTAATGTCGGGGCTGAAACATGAATTTCCAAAAATAGAAATGACGGCTGTTTCCATAGGCGAATATCCCGCCGACCTTGCTATGTATTTTATCCTGAACGGCGCTAAATCCTATCTGTCTACATTTGACGGCATAGAAGATTTTTTTATCCGTTTAGCTGACATAAGCAACGGCGGGGAGTTTATATCGCCTGCGGTACAGGAACGAATTGAAATGAGGAGGGAATATCCAATGCCGGCTGGAAAAATTACGGAACGCCATAAACAAATAATTTTGCTTATGTGCAACGGGTTCAAAGATGATGAGATTGCGCGGACGCTTTACATTACAAGGCGGACAGTTACCACACAAAAAACAAAAATATTTACCTCGTTGAATGTCCGCAGTCCCAATGAACTAATCAGGGTTGCGTTGAAACTTGAGATTGTAAAACTTGAGGGAATGTATTTTTATCCCAAAGATTTAATTCTCAATCCATTACCTGAAAGAAAAATATTAAAGCGGAGGAAAAAATGATTATCAGGACGAAAAGCGGGGAATTCCAAATTGGCAATGCGTCTGTATTGCTTGAATTTTTGGGAATTAAAAAAGAGGCAGGTGTTAAAAAAGTTTCCGCCGATGTGGAACTTATAGCGTCTGTGCCGTTTCACCTAACAGCGGACGGCGAAAACGAAAAGGGTATGCCCTGGACGCTTTCGACTTATGACCTTGACCGATTTGGTGAAAAGATTGATCCGCAGGGGTGGGACTTCAAACGGTTCATCAATAACCCTGTCGTGGAGTGGGCGCACCGATACGATATTCCGGCAATCGGGAAAATCGAGGGGCTAACCGTAGATGATGAGGGTTTGCATGGCCTTGTTATTTTTAATGACAAGTCTTTTGATCCGTTTGCTTGGGGTATTGAACAGCGGGTAAGGGCTGGCGTTATCCGCGCAGGTTCGGTGGGCTTTCGTGTGATTGAAATTGAAATACCGTCTAAAGAGGACAGTAGGGACGGAACATCTTTAATTTTCCGCAAGCAGGAACTTTTAGAATTCAGCATTTGCAATGTTCCAGCTAATCCGTTTGCTTTGGCAAAAAACATTGAATTGGCTAAAACGGAAAACACACAGGGATTAAACCACCCTAATTATTGGGGCGGCTTAATAAATAACTTTCAAGGAGAGTAATGTATGGACGAATTGTTAAAGGCTATCAAACAGAGAATAGCCGACATGAAGAAAATCGAATTGACGGGCTTCACCAACACGGAGACGGCAACCGCCTACTTTCAGGAAAAAGAGTTAATTCTTGAGGGGATAGTGAAAACGCTTGAGATTATCACCGTTCAGGAAACATCGGAAGTGGACGCATTGAAAAACACGGTCAAGGCTCTGAGGGATGAAATCAAGGGGCAGGCGGCAAGCCCCCGCGAATTGTCCCGCCGTGAACTGCTGTTCAGTCTCGGCAAGGGCATTGCGGCGGCGTGGTCGGGCAATCATAAGGCGCTGGCGGACTTGGCGTTTTCACCTAACCTCAAGAGTGAAAATTGGACTAACCCCCGTGATGTGTCATGGAGTGAAAAGGGCTGGACGGTGAGTAAGGCGGCACTTGGCGAACCGATGGGGAACATGGCGACTAATGACCAGTACCTTATCAACCCGATTTATGAAACTGAAATCATGTCCGATGTTGCCAAAAAATCGGTGATGATGAACCTTGTCCGCCATCGTCCGATGGCGGGTCCTTCTATCTTCCTGCCTACCAGAGACCGTGGCGGCGTTCAGTTGAACTGGCTGACGGCCTACGGGCAGAAAATCGAGGGGAGCAAGCCTAAAGGCGCGGAACGTGTGGAACTGAAAGCGTACACATTGGCGGGTTACATTCCGTGGTTTGATGAATTTGAGGAAGATGTTTTCATCGACTTGGGGGCAATGTTCATTAGTGAATTTGTCGAAACCTACGGGCAGGAATTTGACCGCCAATGCCTGACCGCCGATGACGATCCGTTCACCGGGGCTATGGCGTGTAGCGATGTAACGGAAGTTGCCATTAAGGGAAACACCATTGACGATCTGACGTGGAAGGATTTTAGGGACGCTGTGTATAAAGTACCGGCGGAAGAACGGAAGGACTGCTCATGGTTTCTCAATGAAACTGTCCTGAACCATATCGCCAACATTGAAGATACAACAGGCCGTCCGATTTGGCGGCGGCCTACCGAGGCTATGCCGGGGCGGTTGGACTTGTACCCTTACCACGAGGTCTCTATTCTTCCGCAAATTGCGGACATCGGCGCGAATGAAATCTTTGCGATTTTTATGAACCCTAAAAGAATTCAGCACGGTAACAGGCGGGGTATCGAACTGAAAAAATTTGACGGAACGACAGAGAGCCTTGAATACGGCGAATTGTTTTTAAGGTTTCGCAAGCGGGACGGGTTTTTGGTTACGAGGCCGAAAAATAACATGGTGGTTTTGAAAACAAAATCATCATAGAAGCGGGAAATTTGCCGTCCGTGCGATCCTGTCGGGCGGCTTTTTCTTTCTTAGCCGAAAGAAAAAAACGTTATTTGAAATCATCAGGGAAGGAAAAATTATTTTGATATGTTTGCCGTCCGGGGCGCGGGGGCTTCGGACGGCTTTTTTCTTTTACAAATAAATGCTGATTGTGTTTTCTGTAAGTAACCCTGTTTTATTTTCCGGGTCTTGCAGGGTATCAATGTGTTCTATTTGTTCCCGAAAAATCCGTGCGTCATCGCCTTGCAGGTAGATATGGGATTTATATTCATTGTCGTGTAACAGATAATGCCCTGTTTCTACCTCGTAACTGTAGCTGTATTTCAAGCCGCTAAAAACTGATAACATCATGCTGGTAACTCCTTAAAGAGAATGTCCCCGGCTTACTGGAAGCTACGCTGTAAGTAGCGCCGGGGCTGGCAAATTATGCGGCTAACTCTGCCCTGTAGCCGGGGTTATCTTCCAAGTACCTGTACCAAGTTCTTGAAACTTCCTCTAATGCGTACCAAGCGAATACATTGTATAGGCTGGTTAATTCAGGATATGATTGGCTGCTGTCCCATAAAGCCTTGCCGATTTCTGACGGTGCGGGCTTGTCTGAATTACGGAAAACACCGAAACCTTGAACCATTGAAAAAATGTCTGTTCCGAATTCTGCGGCGGTGCGTTCAATGTGGCTTGCTATGGCGGCGCGGTTGTTTTTGAAGAAGGGTATAGTTTCGCTGTAGTAAATAAATCCTGATATGCCGATGTCCGCTCCGTATTCGGCGCAGTTTACAAACTCTGCGGAAAGTTCCCTGAAAGTGTCGCCCGAACCTTGCAGGGGATAGCCTAACGCCTTAATGACGTTATTAACCGTTGTTTCCGCAAAACCGGAATTTTTATATATGAAATTCCGTAGTGCCTGAATGTTTGAAATTTTCATTTTGAAACCTCCGAGAATAAATCTTTTTGTCCGCTGTCCAATACTGGCGGCGGTGCGGGGCTTTTCTTGTAAACCCCATGAAGATAGGCGATGTAGGATTTTGCATGGCGCATAGTTGGGAATATGCGGGAAGTAATTAGATATGTACGGTAATAAGGGCAAATTGGAATTGTGGTACAAGCCGCATGAGTGCTGGAAATTGACGTGCTGACTAACTGCGGCTTGCCTTTGGTTAGTGAAAATTCCGCATAGACCTGAAAATGCAATGACATAATACCCCCTGTGTTAGTTGACTAATTCCGATAACGCCGACTGCGGGACTGTAGAGCCGTTGAATATACACCCCTGACATTTTGTGTTGTCTTTGCAAGCCAAGCAGATTTTTGAATTGACAACTAACTGCGGAAGATATGAGACAAGCTCGTTTACTGCCTGAACCATGCTCATATTCATTGCCCAAGATAAACGGCGAACCGATACGGACGCCATTTCCGAAAACTGCGGTGTGTAATACCGCTTTTGTTCTGTGTTGCACATAACGCAACCCCCTGATTTGTAGTAGCCCCCGATGACTAAGCACGAGGGACATGAAGGGTGGCTACAGACCCGAAATTGCGCCCTTTAACAAAAACCCACCGAAGGCAGGGGTGGGGTTTTTTTATGGTAATTTGGGCTGTAGCGCCCTTCGCCCTGCACAGGGCGCGCTCAAATTACCATTGAGAAAAAAAACACCACCCCTGTCGTTGGGTACTACGTTTTCAAAAACTGAGAATAGAAAAATTGCGATAGCAATTTTACCTTATTATTTCTTGGGGTGTTGCGGGGTGTCCCCGCTGAGGGGGGTAGCGGAAAAGCCGTAGGCTTTGGAGCGTGGGGGGAGACTTCCCCCTTCTATACTATTTTACTATAGTATGTTATATTTTATTTAAGGATATATTTATGTATGATGTTAATGTAATTTATACAGGGCACAATGATTCAGGTAATTGCGATATTGATGGATTATATAAAATAATTGAGGGAATAAGACCCGAT